TCGAAACGAAGTGGCGCGCCGTGTCGGGCGGCAACGCTGGCGAACTCGTCAAGATTTCCAGCGAACCCCTGTAACCGGCCAAACGCCGACGCTCATTTAGCGGAGTAAAGAGATCATGTTTAACAACGCAACCGAAGCCGCCGCGAAATGGCGCCAGCATCAAGCGATGCTGGAGGCGCGCGGCGTGTATATGCCCGAAGTGCAGACGTACGTTCTTCCCGAGTGGAAGTCGAACTATGCGCTCGCCATGGACGCCATGCCGACAACCTTCACGGCGAATAACTCCGCCGTGCCGATGCACCTGACGACCATGATCGACCCGGACGTCGTCCGCATCCTGTTCACGCCGAACAAGGCGGTCGAAATTTTCGGCGAGCAGAAAAAGGGCTCTTGGCTCGACGAGACGATGATGTTCCAAGTCGTCGAGCACACTGGCGAAGTTTCCAGCTATGGCGACTACGCCAACAGCGGTCAGGCCGGCGTGAACACGAACTGGCCGCAGCGTCAGAGCTACTTGTATCAGGTGATCAAGGAATATGGCGAGCGCGAGATGGAGCGCGCGAGCCTTTCCAAGATTTCTTGGTCGGCTGAGATCGACAAGGCCGCCGTCGTCACAATGGATAAGTTCCAGAACTACTGCTATTTCTTCGGAGTGCAGGGTCTTGCGAACTACGGCCTGCTCAACGATCCGTCGCTGTCCGCGTCGATCACTCCCGCGACGAAGGCCGCGGGCGGAGCGACTTGGATCACGAGCGGCGTGATCACCGCGACCGCCAACGAAATCTTCAACGATATCGAGTCGCTGTTCATCCAGCTTCTCAACCAGACCGCCGGTCTGGTCGATCGCGAAACGAAGATGACGCTCGCCATGTCGCCGCAGACGGAAGCCGCTCTGCTCGCGACGAACAGCTTCGGCATCAACGTCTCGGACCTGTTGAAGAAAAATTTCCCGAATATCACGGTGAAGACCGCCGTGCAGTACGGCGTGAAGTCGTCGACCAACCCGCAGGGCGTGGCCGCCGGCAACCTGATTCAGCTTATCGCTGACAGCGTCGAAGGGCAGGACGTCGGCTATCTTGCTTACAACGAGCGTATGCGTACGCATCCGATCGTCAAGGACTTGTCGTCCTATAAGCAGAAAGTCACGGCTGGCACTTGGGGCGCGATCATCCGCTTCCCGCTCGGCATTGCGAGCATGGTCGGCGTCTGATCGAACGGAAACCGGCGGCGCGCTTGTTGCGCGCCGCCCATACAAAGGAAAGTGGCAAATGGCCGGTTCAATTACTGTTGCGTGCAAAATCCCGAACGGACTGATCTTGCGAAACTTCAACATGGTCGAGGATCACGAACCCGTGCTCGGCGGCGGCACTCGCGCCTATAAAAAGGCCGTGCAAGTCGGCGAGCCGGTGAAGATCAACGGCCCGGCGACTCCGCATGGTCAGGCACCGCTCGTCACCATTGTTGGGGGATACGCGTTGACGCAGGGCGTCGACGAGGAATTTTTCAACAAGTGGATTGAAGACAACAAGACGCATCCGGCCGTCGTGAACCGACTCATTTTCGCGCATTCGAAACCTGAAATGGTGACGGGCGCGGCGAAGGAAAACGAGAAGCGCACAAGCGGACTTGAGGGGATCAATCCCGACGGCGACGCGCGCGTTTCGAAATCTGTCCGCAAGATGGACAACAAAGTCGCCTAACAGGAGATAAATCGAAATGGCAACGCGTGCCTTCAGGCTTCTCGACACGGTTCTGGGCGACGTCGTCCTGCCGGTCTTTCTCATTGACGGCGCGCCCGTCAACGGTACGACCCTTGCGGACGTCGCGCCGGCAGGCGCGCTGCTTCTTCGCACGGACTCCGCCGCTGTTTATCAGAACACCGGCACGAAAGCGTCGCCGACTTGGACGAACGCCAGCGTGTCGGGCGCCGCGTCCGTGACGACGCTGACGGCTTCCGGGCTCGTCACGGCCGCGTCGCTGAAGGTCGACACTGGCACGAAGACCGCAACGGCTTCCGGCACCGGCGCTACGTCGACCGCGACGCTGAACAAGGCCGCCGGAACGATCACGACCGACGCGATCACGACGGCCGCCGCGGCGGCTCATACGATGACGATTACCAACTCGACGATCACGGCGTCGAGCATCGTCGTCGCCAGCATCGCGAACGGCACGAACTCGCAGGGCGCGCCTGTCATTACGGCCGTCACGCCCGGCTCTGGATCGCTGGTCATTACGTTCAAAAACGTTCACGCCAGCGAAGCGATCAACGGCACGCTGAAAATATCGTTCATCGCGACGACGGCGTAAGCGTTTTCGGGGGGCGTCAATGACGGCTGTCACCTATGACGAATTCGTAAATGCGTTCCCCGAGTTCGCCGACGCGGCGGTTTACACCGTGCCGCAAGTGAATATGTGGCTGGAAGACGCCGACAAGTCTTTCGACAAGAGCATTCTGGGCGCGCGGTATCCGCTCGCCGCCATGCTCTACTGCGCGCACAATATCACGATCGGCGCATCGGCGGCGCGCAGTTTCGCTAACGGCGGCGTCGTGTCGCCCGCGCCGGCTGGCGTCGTGGCGTCGAAGAGCGTCGGACAGGTCAGCGTCAGCTATAATACCAACCTGACGGCGATCAAGGGCGCAGGCTCCTATAACGCCACGCTTTACGGGCAACGGCTCTACACGATGCTGCGCGCCGCTGCGCGCATGACATACGTGCCGGGTCTATCGCATCCGCGCATCGTGCCGGGCATCAATGGTTAAAGGCACGGGCTGGCGCAAGACTGCCGCGGATCAGGGGTTCGACCCCAAGTTCGTCGAGCTGGTCAAGGACCGGACCGACGAGATCATGCACGCCGTCGACGAGTTCTTGAAACTCGAACTGTATGTCGGCGTCCCGGCGAGTCACGATCAACGCGAGGGCGAGCAGATCGGCAACGCCGCTATTGCCTACATTCACGATCACGGCGCGCCGCGCGCCGGAATCCCGCAGCGCGAGTTCATGATTCCCGGCATCGAAGACGCCAAGGAATCCATGCTGGCGGAAATGGTCAAAGGCGCGAAGAAGGCGCTTGAGGGTAACTTGCCGGCCGCCGAGGCGCGCTTCGAATATGCCGGCGGGCTTGTCGCCGAAGCGATCAAGCAGCGCATAACTGCCGGCATTCCGCCGCCCCTGAAGGTCGCGACCGTGCGTAATCGCTGGCGGAAGCGCAAGGGCGTCACGGGGCCGACGGCAAAGGAGCTGCTTTACGGCACGCAGGACACGTCGCCCGCGGCGCTCATGGCGTCGGCGACGCCGCTGATCAATACGGCCAGTCTGCTTAACTCGATCACTTACGTCGTGGCGAAACGCTAATGCCGATATCCGTTAATGAAGTCTTGGTCGACCCCGACTTCGCGTCGACGATCGACGTCGTGCGGACGACGGAGGCGGTCAACGATCAGGGGCGGCTCGTCAAGACTGAGACGATTATGCGTCGCGTCATCGCCGTCGTGCAGGCCGGCGCGGGTCAGCGGCTTGTCATGCTCGACGACGGGTCGCGCATAAGCGACTCGATCACCGTCTACACGACGACCATGCTTTTCGCTTCGGCCTCCGGCCAGCTCGCCGACGTCGTGCTGTTCGGCGGTCAGCGATATCTCGTCAAGAACGTCGCGGCGTGGAAAGGATGGGGCGACGGATACGTCCGCGCCGACTGTGAATTTATCGGAATGAACCCGAATGGCTGATTCCTCGACAGGCGGCTATCAATTACCGTCGACGAGCGACGCGCCGCATGGCGTGCCGTTCGAAGACTTTCTGCAAGCCGTGATCGTCGGCCTTACGGGTCTGCCGAAATCGCTTGTTCGTCCGCGCTGGCAAGTCACGCCAGCGCATCAACCCGAAGTCAATGTCGACTGGGCGTCGTTCGGCATAACCGACGAGCGTGACGTGAATCTGCGCGGAAGCAGCGTCACGCACGAGCCCATGACGGAGACCGACACGGTCGAGCGTTGCGTTCGCAATCGCCTCCTGATCTCGACTTACGGGCCGAACGCATGGGAGCTGAACGCGCTCATGTCGGACGGCTTGCTGATCTCGCAGAACAGGGAGGCAATGTTCAACGCAGGAGTCGGCGTCGTCATCCTCGGGCCGCGTCGGAACATTCCGGAGCTGGTCAACAACCAATGGCTGACTCGCGTCGACTGCGAATGGACGATCGACCGTATCGTGCAGCGCGTTTACGGCATTCGCAATATCGTCTCCGCCGCCGGTATCGTCTATCAGCATCCGGAAGGCGCAGATCACAACTTGCCGACGCCGTTCGACACGAACGACGTCACTGGAACCTAACTGAAGGAAAATAAGCATGTCAGGAGGTCTTGACGTCTCGGGCGTCGTTAATGTCACTGTGACGATCAGCCCTCTGGCCGTCCCTGTGCGCAACTTCGGCGTCCCGCTTTTCATCGGCGCGTCCGACGTGATCGACGTCTATGAGCGCCGCCGGCAGTATGCGAGCCTCGACGAAGTCGGCGACGACTTCGCGTCGAACTCGAACGAATATAAGGCCGCCGCCGCCTTCTTCGCGCAGGAGCCGCAGCCGTCGCTCGCCTACATCGGGCGCTGGGCGCAGTCGCCGACGCACGCGCTGCTCTATGGCGGCGTGCTGCTCCCGGCCGAGCAGCTTATCGCCAACTTCACGAGCATTACAGCGGGCGCCATGTTCCTCTACATGGACGGCGTGCCGACGACCGTGTCGGGCGTCAATCTCGCGGCGCAGACCAACTTGAACGGCGTCGCCGCGCAAGTTCAGACGGCGCTCGCCGCGCAGCTCGCCGACACGACTTGCGTGTGGAACGCCACGCAGGGACGCTTCGTCGTGACGAGCGGCACGAGCGGCCCGACGTCGACTCTGAGCTGGGCGGCTGCGCCGACCGCTTGGGGCAGCGTGTCGTTCAGCCTGAAGCCGTCGAACAACGACTCGCTGATCATCAACGGCACGACCGTCACGTTCGTCACCGGCACGCCGGGCGCGCTGGAAATCCAGATCGGCGCGACGCTGCTCGAAACGTTGCAGAACGCCGTCGCCATGCTCGGGCAGTCCGCTGACGCCAATCTGAACGACTGCATCTATTCCTACGACGCGACGCATCTCTACATCGTGTCGGCGGTCACTGGCACGGCCGGCAACAACATTTCGCTGGCCGAAGGCGTCGACTCCGGCGGCGTCATGACGCTCGGGCATTTGTCCGGCGGCAACCTGTCGGGCGGCTCGGGCGACGATCTGGCCACGGCCATGAAGCTGACGTCCGCTGCGTCCGCGCCGATCCCGGTCAACGGCGTCGCCGCCGAAACGGCGCTGGAGTGCATCTCGCACCACATGGAAGGCTCCCATGCGTGGTACGCGGCGCAGTTCGTCGACAACAATTTGCTGCTCGACGCCGATCATGAAGCTTGCGCCGTCGCGATCGAGGGCGCGTCGCCGAAACGGACCTACTGGTACACGACCGGCAATTCGCTCGTGCTCGACAACCAGACGCAGGCCGATCTTGCCAGCGCCATGAAGACGCTGAATTTGGCGCGGACGTGCGGCCTGTTCTCGACGACGTCGGCGGTCGCCGTGGCGAGCCTGTTCGGCCGTTTCGCGACGGTCGACTTCCGCCAGAACAACGCCTGCATTACGGCGAAGTTCAAACGCCTTCCCGGCATCTCGGCGGAAACTCTGTCGGAAACGCAGGCCGCTACGGTCCGGGCGAAGCGCATCAATACGTTCGTCAACTACGACAACGATACGGCCATTATCCAAGAAGGCGTCATGGCCGACGGATCGTTTATCGACGAGCGCATCGGCTGCGACTGGCTTCAGAATGCGCTTCAAGTCGCGCTGTTCAACGTGCTTTACACCACGCCGACCAAAGTGCCGCAGACCGAAGCGGGCGTCGATCTCCTGATCGCGGCCTGCAAGACCGTCTGTCAGCAAGCCGTGTTCAACGGTTTCGTTGCGCCGGGCCAGTACAACGGCCCGACCATCGGGCAGTTGAAATCCGGCGATATCCTGACGACGGGCTTCTATATCTTCGCGCCGCCGATCACGTCGCAGTCGCAGGCCGACCGCGAGGCGCGTCGGTCCGTGCCGATCTCGGTCGTCGTCAAACTGTCGGGCGCGGTTCATAGCGTCGTCTGCTCCGTCTATGTGAACCGCTAATAGGGGAACGAAATGGCTATCTACTCGAAAACGTATTCGTTTCTCGACGTCGTTTGCACGATCAGCGGTCCCGGCGGATCGTTCAATCTGGCGGAAGGCGGCGTCGCGAACGAAGGCATCACGATCGAGACGAACGAACGCGTCACGACCGTATGGGGCGCGGACGGCGAGTATATGCACTCGCTGCACGCGGCGCGCGGCGGTCGCGTGACGATCCGCGTGCATCGAACCGGCAAGGCGAACTCCGATCTGTCGCGCATGTTCAACTTCGACAGCGCGTCGTCGGCGACGCTCGGACAGGGGATCATTACGATCCGCGACGTCGCGCGCGGCGACAACTGGACGATTCAGGGCGCGGCCATCCTGAAACTGCCGACGAACACGTACGGCACGGAAGGCGGCACGGTCGAGTGGACGTTCGTTGCCGGTCAGATCGACGGCGTCTTCGGCACGGGTTCGCCGAGCATCAACGTCTAACAAGGGGTAGCAAGTGGCAGGCGATATTCCTACGGAGTTCGAGCACAAGGGCGTGACGTATCAAATTCAGCGGTTGGACGGTATGCAGCAATTCATGCTCGCCCGACTGCTCATGCCGATGATTCCGGCGGCGTTGCGCATCTTTTTCCAAGGCGACTTCGGCGCCCGGACAACGGATATCATGACCATGGAGCCGGGGCCGGAGAAGAACGCCGCGATCGACGCGCTGGCGCGGGACGTGTCGGCCTTTACCGACGTGTTCCGCGACACGCCCGACGAGGCGATGCACAAGATCGTCGCAAGCTGTCTCGGAACGCTGCGTCGCCGCGTCGGCGACGTCGGCTGGCAGATCGTCTACAATCCCGACAGCAATCGTCCCATGTACAGCGACATTGACGGATGGGACGTGCTGATTTTCTGCATCCAAGTCGT